CAGTAGCTTCATAAAGTACACGTGTACTCAAAACATCTCTTTGTCTTTGGTTTAAGGAACCCGCAGCGGTGTAAATTGCAAATGCTTTTGAAGTTGCAGCTTGGTCAGCTGGTTGATTCACATCCAAGAGTTTAAATTCTAGAGAACCACAAGGGAATCTATCAACATCTTGTGCTGGGTCATATTCAGTAACGCCTAGAATGGTATTATAATATTGTCTTGTATTCACTCTCCTTGGAATTACAAAAGAACCAGAAACTTCGCCGAACTGATTAGCTACCAAAGGAGTCGAACCGTCTGGATGAGATTCATACTTCGTAAAGTTGTTTCCAACATCTTCTGATCTTTCTGACCAACGAACAAAGTCTTCCTGTCTACACCACTTAGAAACATTCTTATTGTTAAAGAAAGGATAAACTCTAATGTTAGGTCTCATACCTTCCGCTTTAAAATAAATCTTCCTAGAACGCATCCAGGGAATACTGAACACCTGAACAATTCTATCACCAACAACCTGTTCTACTGTTTCTTCAGCGACAATTTTGGTTACCGTATGTTTGGTAGTAGTAGTTGTTACTGCGGTTGATACGTCAGTAGTTACACTTTCGGTAAACAGTCCATCTCCGGCTTGCGTGGTTGATGTTGTGTTAACATTTGTTTCAGAACCAGCAATTGAAGAAGTAACACCAGTAACCTGACCTACTTCTTTATCATCTGGATTTTGTCCCGCCCAGTTAGTTTCATGTTCGTTCCAAATAAACCCAACGTCAGTACTTTCAATCCTGGTTCCGTTTGGTATAATTTTTGGAGCCTTATACTTGGTTTCTTTCCACTCATCAGAAGCTGGTGAAAGGTCCATAAATCCTTCAAAGATATTAATGATGAACGGGTTTACAGACTCGGTACGAGATGCGATTTGAACAGACTTCCAATCAACTTCTGCATAATCGAGAAGTAACATATCGCCTTTTTTAACAACCCCCGCTGAAGATACACTATCCCAAAGTAAACGAATATTATCCTGAGTAAATTTAGGTCTCAGAAGATTACCTTGGAAATCTAAGGCAGCACGATATTCTTTCGCTGTAGTAGCTGATAAAGTTTGGTCCTTGAAGTTCTCAACAAAGAAACCGGACTTGGTTCTAACATTACCATCAGCATCAAGAAGACTTAAATTCTTAGTATCTAGTTCCAATAAACTAAGTGTAGTGACTTCTTCCAATCGATCCAGTTTCTTTTCTATTTTGCCGATATCTTTCATCGTATAACGACGAGCTTCAATCTTAGTAATAGAAACATCTTCTGGAGTCAATGTATTGGCGTTCATTACGATCTTATACAGATCTAATGCATCATCCGGAGTCTTTTTAAACTGAGGATTTCTTGAGGGAACACCCCTAATATACATTAGTTTCCCACCCTGAGACATTGCTAATTTATCAGCACGAGGAAGATAATAACTATTGTCTCCTGTCATAATAGACGAACGTTGTGGTAAATAAAATTTGTCCGTTCCATTATCGAACGTACCACTTACACTATCAAAATCTGGTCTAAGGTCAATTACATTGTACAATCTGGTAGTTTTATCGTAGTTTGGTTTATAACTTGGAATATCGTTGTATACAATATTAAGCGGACCACCAATGGTTGGTGTAGGATTACTCTTATAAGAAGATCGTGAATAAAAAGAACCTAAACTACCTCTCTGCCAATATTGGAAATCTACAAAGATCGGGCCAGAATACGGAAATGTTGGTATTAAACGTCCTTTAGCGTAATGGGTATCTCTTTGTCCATTATCTAATGTAAAATAACTGAATATACTTTGACCATTAGCACTGTCTTTGATCTCTGAAACTGAACGAATATCATATTCACCAAGACTGAATGGTGTACCAGCAGTAACGGTGCCTGTAATCTGAACTCTGTTTGGTTTCTTTTCTTTTGCAGCAGCGTTAGAGATGGCTTTATATCCCGTTACAGTATATGTACCACCAACAGTAGTTAATCCGGATATAGTCGCTTGACCTGCCGGTGCGCTCAGTCCGTTAGCTTGAGTTGTAACAGTAAATGGCACTGAACCCGAATCGGTACTTGATACTATCCAAGATGATGTATCGGTAAAGTTTACCGAAGCTTCGTTCGTATCGAGGGTATCGCCGTTTGTAAAACTTTGTTGGAAAATAAAATCATAATCCAAATCACCAACTATAGAAGGTCTAGGTCTAGACAACGTGAAAAGAAGATCTTTGTTTTTTTGTTGTCCTTTAATCAATGCTCTAGGTGGATTACCCTCTAACACTAGTCTATAATAATTGGTTCCAGTCGCATCACCTATACTTCTTGCAGTTCTAATATTAGATGAAATATCACCAGTGCTGGCAATGTAAATTCTATGAACCGAATTAACACCACTAACAGCACCTGTCGATCTTTCTATAGATCTAATTTTTACTTTAGCTAAAACTGAACCCTGAGCACTATCGTCATCATAAAGATAAGCGGTTGAATTTAATGGGAGTGTACCACGATGCGTACCTTTGTCGGTACTGTTTCCATTAAAGTACCTGTCATAAACAACAGGAATACCGTCCCCTTCAATCGTTTCAACTGCTGTTGGTTTGGGTATAGGAATTTTTTTCAGAGTTGGGTTTTCTGCACGATAACCATTAATATACGCAATACCCTTGGACACTTCGAGATATAATCTATCTGGAGTTGCTGCAGAATCAATTTCAACGTATCGAATTTTAAAAGGATCAACAATGTAGTTGCCAGATTCTTCTTTCGTTCTTTGAGCCAAAACATCATTAATTTTATTATATTCGTTTAGACCAGTAACCTGATTTGCGATTGCTCCATTTGCAACCCTGCATAAGAATATGAAATTTTCTGACTCTAGACAATCTTCTCGGCGTGTTAATTTTAAACGAATACGATATCGGTCAGCACCAGGCGATGTTAAGTTTGGAACAGACCCCTGATTATCATAGAGTAAATTACTGTCCGCCGCAGTAACAATATCCTGAAAAACTTTAAACCCAATATCCCCAGTATACCCCGTTGCATATTTTCTTAGTATTAAAGCTTGTTTGGGAACTTCGACAAAATGTCCCATAACAAAATAAGTTCCTGCACCAACGCCTATTTTGCTTCCAGCGCCGACCGGCCAAATAATTGGACTTGTATTAGAGGCTTCAACAGCAACAGAACCACCACCACTGACAGATAATACATCACTAGGCGCAAATCGAGCAGCAGAAGGACCAGAGTTATCTGCAACGTTAGGGTCGCTAGCTTGTGGTGTAGTATCTTTATACACAACAAAAATTGTAGGAACGTTTGTCGTATCTCCATCAATTCCAGATCCAGGAACCCACTGTACAACTTCAGCTGTGATGGTTGGACTACTACCGGAGGTTAACGTTTTACCAACCAAATCAGATGACGGAGATCCGACATTGGGGTTTAGTCTAACATATTCGTATCGGTTATTAACATTAATACCGCCAGGTTTTACTGCAGCACCAGTTTTAAATAAATGTGCGCCGAGTCTACCAATTTCTTTTTGAATAATTGTCTGTAATTGGTTTAATTCTCGAGCTTGAAGTGCACGTCCAGAATTGAACAAAACTTTATGATAACCTTTGGCAGCATCATAATCGTCTTTATAAGTTGATCGTTCAATACTTTCGCTGTAAGTGGTTGGCATTTTTAATAATCCTTAAAATGTAACTACAAGTTTTAAATCTTGTCGAGATTCAGTGTCCCTTGGAATTTCTCCACGACTATCAATATACAAAAGTTTTCCAGAATAATTATCTATATCTGGTGTGATGAAGGTGGCAATTTCCCCCTGAGCAGTAGCAATTAAACTATCTACCTGTTCATTCAATTGAAACGCTTCATAACCTGTCGAATCGTTTTGATGATAATATAAGAAACCTGTGATGTTCACACCATCAGAACTATCATAAACATGGTCAACGACGGCTTTGGCCCCAGATACAGCACCCGTAATGGTGTCATTCACTACAAATCCACCGCCGACACGAGAATTTAATGTCATCCCTCTCAGGTTGTTACCAAGAGGGTCAGTAAAATAATCACTGTCATTAACTGTAGTAGTGGGGTTTTTCAGCAACGAAATCTGTCTGAAATATGTTGTCTGTGGTCTATATGGTATAATTTCACCACCTTCATTTCCAGCAAGTTGAACATTGAACATCAATTGTGTTGCTCTCAGGTCAATTGTTGGATTAGCACCTATTCCGTTTCTTGGTGACAATATTGGTCTAGCAATGTTTTCATTACCATTTACATAAACCTTAGCATAGTCGTATTCACTTCCGAATTGCCAACCAGTGCCGATACCATTACTGTCAATTTCGATACCAACCAAATAACCTGTACCATCAACAATTGCTCTTCCAGCTGCACCACTTCCATTACCTTCAATAGTAATCGTGGGAAGGGCGCTCTGAGAATATATTCCTGCACCAGCGTCTAATATCTGAAAACCAACTATCTGTTTCGGATTAGCAACATCCTGTACTGCCTTTTGTTGAATATCAGTAGCAGGATCGTCTACGCCAGCTGAATCAACAAATTTTACTGGAATGAATTTAGATGTGACATAGTTGTCGGTATCAGCAACACTAATTGTGTATAAGAATTTCCAAAAATATCCATCACTCGTTTTAAATGGCACACCGTTCAAACCGCCACTTGGTTGAATGGTAGAAATACCTAGATTGGGTACAGATTTACCTGTAATTGGATCAGTGAAAACACCACCGCCAGTACCAGAACGTAAACACATATAAACCTGGTTCTGGTCGTTCAGTACATAATATTTTTTAGAATCGTCATCATGGTCTGTGTGGTTGTCATTATATCCATAATAAATCGTACCAGAAGTCCAATTATATCGAGGAACAACATAACTTAAATTACTAACAAGTTTTGACGCTTGGAAAGCGTTTCTTGTTAACCTAGAATAAGCCGGAGATTGCAGATAATCAACCTGAGAAATGTTTGGAACAGTATCAGTAGCATTCCACTGTTCAGATCGGCCGATAACGATATAATAGTTATCGCCTGAATCAAAATCTCTAATGAGTTCTTCTGTCAGTTCTCTTTTGAATTGATCAGTTATTGTTGCTGTCATTTCTATTTAACCTTTATGTTATTGTTACATCACTTTTATTGATAACGTACCAAAGAGCTCCATCCCAAATTAAATGTGCCACGGTTGGTCCGCCTACACCACTTCCACCAGTCATTGCAAATTTAGTTCCTTGACCGAAATTTGTTGGTGTTATCTCTACATTATTAGCACCATTCATATTTGTTATATACAACACCTGACCTTTCTCACCACCGTCTTGCAACGTCCAAGGATGAGGCGGTGTTCCAGTAGTTGAATTCAAGAATATCGCCGGTTGATCTCCTGGTAAAGTACCACCAGTTCCAGAGGTCTGAGCGCTTTGTTGGCCATCACCAAACATAACTCGACCATAAAGTTCTGTAGCGCCGGTTCCCTTTGGTAGAAGTCTAATGTTAATATTAGTTTCATCACCATCTACTGTAATGTCAATCGGGTTCGCTGCACTACCATTTCTAATTTTTAAATAGTTAACCGCTGACGATTGTTTTACAAAACCTAAAATGGCGTTATTAGCATCGTCTTGCCAAGTACCATCTGCAATAATAGCATTATTTATTGCTGCTGAATCGAGAGTCTTATTGGTTAATGTCTGAGAGGTATTTGCAAAAACAAAAGCGTCATCATCAGATGCAACAGGTAAAGTTATTGTTCTGTTACCAGTAAGTTCTGAAGGTAAAACTTTATACGTATGGTCTGCACTTAAATCGTTAATCAACAAAGCGCCGTATGAACACGAATCGAGTGTTTTGTTTCTCAAAGTCTGTGTCGCAGAATCAAGAACAACGAAAGCTGAATAATCTGGAAATTTAATAAACTGGTTTTGTGATGGTCCTACTGCACCAACATTGGTTTTATATGTAAATGTAACATCTTTGAAATTAATAGACGCACTATCGAAGTCAACTTGTGTTCCAATTGTGAAACCGTCTGGACCGAAAGTGTCATAAATTTCTTGAAAATTGGCATTTATTTTGGCTGCACCATCACGCAAAGTATCTCCGGTACCATCATTAGCCGTTGTGCCTGTAAAAACAATTTGCCTTGTCATTTTTTAATCCAATTTACCTTAGTTGTTATTTATAAGTTATTTTCTATCGAATGTTGCAAAAGTTCCAACAGAAGTTATTAATGATGTGTCAGAATCCAGAGAGAAGTCAATTGTACTACCAAGGATTTGATCAGCATCTGCACTACTATCCATATCGAACGACGAAAGTTTAGGCGTCACATAAGAGGAATCATAATCAACACCAATTGTTCCGACAAGAGCGTTATTTCCGTCAACACCAGCATATGCGTCTCTTTCTCCTGGCACCACAAAACCACCTAAGAGTTTCAATGTAGTTGGTGAGAATGCTGCCAATGGATTGAGTGCATAATTTTCAAATTGTTCGATATGATATCTATCCAATGCAACTTTGACCTTGCCAAGACCACCTGTGTATTCTGAATCGTAAATAGCATAGTGACTGAGTTCTCCTTGGTTTGCAACTAGAGGCGACACGGCAGCAGAATCTTCGATAAGTGTGAATAGATTTTCATTTCGACCAGCACTATCCATAAGATCATAACCATCAAACGGTAATCCACCGAAACCAGCTTCAGCAACAGCTTGAATCTGACCCGCCAGATAAAATCCAGCAGGATGAACAAACAATTTATATACTTCTCTCCATACTGTAATAGGAATACCTATTTTAATAAGAATAGCGAAAGTTTGATATAATTTATCATCAGTTAGATAACGATTACTTAATGGACCGATTTTTGAATCATTTAAATAGAATATTTTTTCTTTAGTGTATTCAACATCAGGGTCTTCTTGGAAGAAAGAACGAAAAAATTGTTGAATAGCCAGTTTAGAACCTTTCGCTTTATAAAGGTTACTCGCAATTTTAGCCGCACCCCTTTTATCAGAAAACCCTTGAAAATAACTTTCACCCAACAACAATTCATCTTCTAAAAAAGATAAAAGTGTTATGTCAGTTTCGGTAATGTCTTTACTTTCAAAAAGATGATCAACAAGTTCAGCCGGTGATTCCTCACTTTCGAACCACTCATAATATTTTTCGAGAAAAGTAATGAACTGGTTATATTCCCCAGCAAAATGTTCGGGCAATACCTCCTCTATCCTTCTATCGTATAAGGATAATTCTCGTCGGTTCCTTTCTTCGTGTCCGTAATGTGCCATGGTTTATAAACTTGTTACTTCTACTGGTGATTCAACAGATAAGGAATTATCGAATATTAAAATATTATTTCTTTTCGGTGAAATAGCACTCTGATTACCAGGTACGACTGAAATTTTAATAAAATCATCACCACCCAAGATTACATCAGGAGCGAACGAAATAAGTCTAAGTCTACCGTCTAAAAAATATTCCCCAACATTGTCAACGAGGGCGATATTTGCACCTTGCTGAATAACTTGAATTACACGAGAACCTAATTTGTTTCTCAAGAAACATGTTTTACCATTAAATCTGAACAAACTTGATGTTACTACATAATCTTGATTTGTTGGCGCCGCTATTTCTTGAGGGAAATAAAAATTATAATTTGTAGCTTTTCCTAATGTGCTGATAGTATCTCCAGTAGAATTGGTAGTTTCAGCTACGAGTCTCTGTTGCATTTTAACATCTGCCCTACTAGAAAGAACTGAAGGATCGACATTATCAACTTGAGTCAATAAATTAGAACGTCTGAAAGACTGTCCAAATTTACCAATTGTATTATTAAAATAATTATCCACAGCATTACCAACATTTGTTTTAATTGTATTTAAACCCAGCGTGGTAAATCGAGGGTTGTATTGATAAAATATAGAAGTTTCGATATAAGTAACAATGGGATCTAAAAATCTTAATCTCCAAGATACTATCGATAACTGATTTACATAACTATCGATACTAATTTTTAAATCTGATATATCATCATCAGATAAACCAGCTTTCCATCTAATACTCATATACACCGCTCCGTACTCTGGTGGATCATTGTCTTCGCCACCCCAGGAATTGATTTCTTCGATGTATTGACGAAACCTAGCAAACACTAGGGTCGAATAATCACTTGCTACCACCATTCTATTTTGTGTTGTGTATTGAAATGGTGCGTTCTTTTTAATAGATTCGTTTGTTTCTTTTTCAGCGCCACCCGAAGAATTGGATATTGTGGTAGCGGTGATATCTACTTCAGCATTGTCGTTATTGGTCAGTACAATCGACAATTTTTCAGCCGCAGTGAACACTTTACCACCGTTAGCAACACTACCGCTACAACTAATATATTCGACAATAATTTTACTACCAGCATTCGGTGTAGGCCCAAGTGTGTTACCGTTACCGAAAGACAACTCAAAGAAACCATTAGGGGTTTCCTTTAAAACATAAATTAATGAACTTTCTGTTATTTCTGTGACTTCTGTAATGGGAGAGTATATTTGAAAATCCGTTGAAGAAGGTGTATCATAAACACGCACAACCACCGTAGATCTATCTAAATTTTTATCCGGTATGACGTATATTTCATCATCATCAGTAGACCCTACAATATAAGTTCTTGTTTTTACAGTACCTTCATAAATTGGTATTTGAGACCTATTATCACCAGATGGAAGTTCAAACGAATACACGCCCTGATTATATGAAGCGGTTACAGCTTCTCTCGTAATAAAAGAATATGATACATCGTCAATTGTTGAGTTGAATTTAAAATTTTTCGGAATGGTAATAGAAGATGGTTCGTTACCTGTCTCCAAAGAAGTACTAAGTTCTACTTTTGCATTTGAGGAAGTTCTAGAACCAGGAATATAACCAATAGCTTCTGCCAAGGAAACAATTGAACTTCGTAGTTGTGCTGTACCAAGAAAAGATTCATTTAAAGCGTAATTGGCAATTAATGCATTATAATGCGTATTGTATGCTAAGACATCTAAAAGATTAGATAAACCTGAACCTTCAAAATCATAATCTGTAAATTCTGATTGTGATTCAAAAAAGGTCTTTAGATTATTTTTGATTGTATCAAAATCTAAAGCAGTTGACTTAATTGTCGTTGCCATTTTATCTTAACCTCGAAATTGTGGTTTCTAATGTTATATTTTGGTCAGTGTTTTTTATGGTGAATATTAAAATAATATTTACTGCATTAATATCTTCTTGTACACCAACCTGTATTGACCTAACAGAAGCCCTTGGTTCATATGTTTCTATAACAGATTTTATCCTTGATACGATTTGATTTCCAGTATCACCATCAGCAAGTTCAAAGAAAAACCTCTGTAGGTCAACACCAAAACCTGGATCGAAGGGTTTATCCAGTTTGTTAGAGTTTAAAATTGTCTTTATTGCCTGTTTTACCGCTGCACCTTCCGTTTTCTTGAAGATATTGCCAACATTACTGGCCGTAAAACTAAGGTCCAAATCTTTGTAAGGTTTAACCCTAGTACTCGTTACGCTGATTTTCGATATATCAGCATCTTCTAGCGAAAAAACTTTGGAGACCATTTCTTTTTAATTCTCTAAAACAATAATCTTATTTATATGGGTTTTAACACTTCAATAACTTCATTTAAAGATAAAGTGTTTCCATTATATGTTGTCTTTAAATTCTTACTAAACGACAAATCAAAGTTTTCATTTGCCACTGGCATAATCATTACTAGTTGACAACTGAGTTCACCTGAAGGGTCATATGTATCGTAATCAAGAATAAGTTCCTGATACTTCAAAAAGTCTTTCCAATACACGGCCAGTTCGAACGAGTTCTCAAAATCAATCTTACCGTCTTCTCCAAGCAATTGATAAACAATCGCACGTCCAGTTTGTTTGTAATCGTTAATGGAGTTTCTTGTAGATGTTTCTCCAGGCGCTGGTTTATATAAACCTTCTGACACAATCAATCGGTTTTTTTCAAAAGTTTTGTTTGTGATTACTGTTCGCATCACTTCCGCCTGAAGATAGAGTTGGCGTGCGATAAGTTTTTTATCACCAGTCATTTGTTCAAACTGTAAACGAGAACCCTTAGACCCCAGAAACTTGGCAATAGTAATACCAGGCGCGAGAGGTGTTGCAGAAGTAATCTCCGACTGAAAGTTCGGATTGTATACGGGGTCAACAAGATATATCATTACGGAGTAAACCTCTTACTTCTATTTTCTGCTGGGTTGTTACCCAATAAAGTTCTACCAAATTGTAGACTTGGTTTTCTATTATATGCCCGACCAATTCTCTTTGGTCTTATGTCAGCGTATGTGTTTGAAAGTCGGCCTTCTCCAATCAGTGTTCCTATGAGGGTTGAGTTCTGTAAGTTTGCCGGATCTCTTAACTTGGATCTTATCTCATGAATATTAGGTTCTCTGTTGAATAAACCATCATAGTCATCTGTTTTTAAAATCTCTAATTTAAGTTCATCACCTGGATCAACTTTTACGTTTCGAATACCGTAATTGCCAGAAGACAATAGAGGTGTTATAATTGCGGTTGTTGGCATATCCGCTGTAGGTTCAATCTGAACATAAGGCATTTCAGTTGGATACGGTTTCTTACTCTTGGGACTAGAAGAACCTGTGGGTGCTGACCCGGCAGTTGTAGCGAAATCGGCGAGAGGTACATGTCCAGCTTCATCTGCAAAGTCTGCCGTAATTGCTTCTGTCGCCTTACCTATAAACGTTCCATAATGTGTTGTGGCGCCCAAACCAGAACCACCTGGAGGACCAGAGAAAACTTTGCCGTAGTGATCAATCAGTTGTCCACCAATTGTTCCTGTTACACCAATCACTGAAACTGTATCAGCATCGAGCATTGCGACTTTTGAAGAGGCGACCCATTCATTCACGGCTGTAGTGATCAACTTATCTCCACTGGTAAATTCTACACTACCTTCAACATAATTTTTCTGTTCGCCCTTGACAAACACGTTTCTGTTTGATAACATAGTTTCCGAATTAACATCTACCACTCGAAGAGAACGAGAACCTTTTATCGTATGGTTCTGATTTTCATCAACTGTCTTGGTATGGTTACGGTGAATCTTTTCTGTCTTATTACCAGCCGTAGTGATGTTAATATTTCCTTCTACTTCGAGATTGTAATCACCCGAGATTTTGACATTGACATTGCCTTTGTATACTAGGTCTGCTTGACCTTCAACAATCACAACATCATCGCCACCTGTAACAGATACTTTCTTATTGACAGATGAAAATAAAACACTACCGTCTGCTCTGAGTTCTAGTCCAGCCCCACTTCGATGTTTTATGAGTATTCGTTCACCACCAGGTGTATCGTCCACATGAATTGCATGGCCTGAGGTTGTCTCTTGGACCTGATTGTAAGGAAACAATGAGGGTTTTTGATCCGAAAACTTTACGGATACTCCATAGTCACCGCCTCCAGCAAAAAGGTTTTGTATAACTTCACCACGAGCGGATTTGTTAATGGAAGAACCGAAAAAATAATCTCTCTTGGGAAATTCTCCGGAAGCTTCTTCGAAACCTTCTCTAGGTACACCTAACGTATCTTCTCTACCAGCTCCAAGAGATTTAATTCTGTTTCTAAAATTGTCTAGTAATGTTGTCATGACGGTACTTGTGTTTGATTAATTTGTGCAGCTGTTAATGGACTTTCTTCTGTAGTGTCAATAAATAAAGATTTCTTGCCGAAGACATCTTCACAAAAATCTCTAACATCAAAACCAGGATCATCTTCGAGGGGATCTAAATCGTTATGTCCAATAATTTGACCACCAGGAAAAGATCTATAAAACGATTTACATATTTCTTGAAATGAGGTAAACTGACTTCTAGTCAATGAATTAACAGATTTATATTCTAATGGATTGGGTGTTCCTGTTGGCGCATTAATACCTCCAACAAACACAACACCAATACTTCTTTCGTTGTGACCATTAATATCAGCGTGTTGTCCCTGATTATTTACTGGGCGACCTCGTTGAACAGAACCATCTCTTCGTATCACATAGTGATATCCAATACCGTCTAAACCAAGTGCAAGTTGTGTTTTATTAATTTCTTCAGCACCTATGTTGGAGTTAGAGTATGTTTCTGTCCAATGAACAACAATTTCCGTAACCTCTCTAGTGATGGAACGAAACTCTGCGTCAAGTTCTTCAACTGAGGATATGAAAGTAAATGTAAAATCTTCAGCTCCAACTCCATTTTTCCAAAACCCATCGTTTGAACCAATCGCAAAGGGATCTTGAAAAACACTGTTAGACGTATCAACCACTACAGAACCAGCAACAGTAGAATCTAATTCCGATAGAAAATCGTCAATTTCTTTTGATGATTTGCCATGTTTTTCTTTTAATATTGTTCTTGCCTTTTCTTTTTCTCTAGGCGTTCCCTGAGACAACCTTATTATTTCGGCTCTATCCTCTTCTTTTATTCTTATATTATTAGCAACAAACACAGCATCTAAGCTTTGAGAATCTATTTTTCTAACGAGATTCTGCATAAAACCGAGATTATTAGAGGGAACAGTTCTAGAAAGGTCAGCAAGAAATTTGTTCTTTTGGTTAACAACTCCAGCCCTTGTGTTTTTATATTTTCTAGTCTGAGACAAAACGTCTGCACCCTTCGTACCAGAAATTGCTTCAAGAACATTTAATGTATCACCTGATGTACTACTTGTCATCATAGAAGCAACGTCACTTATAGCATTAGAACCTTCGTTAGAAAAATTTGTCAGTGCAGACAATGAACCAGATTTACCATCAGTAGTAGCCGAACCAACCACTTGATCAATCACACTTTGCGTTTTAGACGATAAATTGTTCACAGAAGAAATGCTGGGGAATGCCCCCACAGAACCAGATATAGAACCTAAAGATGTGTTCAAACCCTTAGAGTTTGCATTCGATATCATGTTCTGCAAAAACCCAGGTGCAACTCCTAAACCAGTAATTTTACTAAGGATCGATGACAAAGAACCGTTTGATTTTGGCGTAGTTGTAATCCCAGTTGCACGTCCACTGTCACTATATGTTATAGAAACACTAACACCAATGTCAGAAGATAAATTACTAATATCGGTGTTTAGTGCTGGGTTTTCAGGATTGTTAAAAGCTGTTTCTGTTAGTAGACCTTCGGTAGCCGAAAAGTTTGTTTCACCAATAACATCGGTCTTACTGGTTAATGATTCAACGCCGCCGATAACTTCTCCAGCTGTTTTACCAACTTCAGTTTTCTTAACATTATTAAAAGTTTCTTTAACACTTTTAGCAGCGTTATCGACGCCTTGATAAGAAGCCGTACTCTGGGTAGATGTTAATGCGTTGTCTACTTGTTCTTTTGTTACTGACATCTTATTCTGCCGTTACTTCGTTATATGCTTTAGTCGCTAACTTAATAGCTTCATTTCTTTTTCTATCGTCAACCATTTGAAACGACTGTGGGTTACCTCCGGCAATGAAACGATTTTTTAAATACAGTCGGCTAATAATATCTACGGACCCACCAGTACCATCAATTAATTCAGATCTTAAAAGCTTAGCGTTAACGTTTGCAAACAGTGTTCTAAGTTCATATAATACATACTGTAATTGCACTGAGAATCTTTTAATCGACGCTCTAGTTTGAATTTGTGTTGCGAAAGTGACTAAGTTTCTATATCTAGTACCTTCTTTATCCCACTGAGCAATACCGAAGAATTGTAATTTTGGATTTAGATCGTCATATGTTTTAAATTGAGATATCGCTTCTAAACAACCAGTTATCCCAGCAGATTGACGAGGAGTATAACCATTGTCAATAAAAAATCTCATACATTGACTTCTTCTGATGCCGTCCGTTGTCTTAGATAATCTATCGTCACGAATTTCTTCTGAAATAATGTCGATTTTTCTTTCTGGATCATAATCACTTTTAAAACGACTCAACGTTTTGTCCCTAGATGTTTTAGCTTGAACATCAGTTGGGAATTCTATTTTATTTAACGAACCCAAAATCATCGGAGTTTGTGATGCTTTACCATCCATAAAAAATCCATAGACAAAAGCGCCCGGAAGAACTTGAGGAACCCTACCTATACCGGAACTACCACCTTCTGTCAAAGGTATGAGGACTGTTGCCCAGGGCAAATCAGATTCCGAAACATTACCTGTATACGGGTCATGAATACCATGAATTCTAATCCTAACTCTTCCTTCTAATCCGGTGGGTGGAGATGAGTTAATAACGGTGGCAACAAACCATCGACTTTGGTCACCGTAATATTCTGTTTCGACACTCTTAACCAAAGTTAGCCTCCCCAACACCAGACAGTTCTATGAAATCTTTGGTTATCTTGGTTGCATTTATAGAAACAGAATGTTTTGTATCTCTAAAAGTATGACGTGTAGCGTAAATCAAATAATTGCCAGATTTTTGTTTATCTATTAATTCATTAGAATTACTTATTTTCGGATCAGCAGCACTACTGTTAAAAGTACAAGACATGATATCACCAACACTGGCCTTCGAATACATAAAAGCAATTCCTGGTACAACCATATTAATCATATTACGATATAGTGCATTTCTTAGAGCAATGTTTTTCAATTTTAAAGTGTTATCTAAATTATCCACTACATCGTGATATCCCAAAAACTTATCATATGTTCCTGATGATGAAACCTGATGATAAATTCTAGAATCATATTCATCAACGAATTTGTTGTTTATAGTTTGACCCTCATCAAAAACTGTTTGGAAAGAAGTGTCGGGTAAAAGATCCTTTGACTTCATATCAAGAAGCACATCACGCATACTAAAACGATTCCGTGAAGTTATACCAGTACCCACATCTATATTAGTATAATTAGAACCCAGAGCACCTTTCGAAATCATCATAAGTGTATCTTCGGTAACTTCTTGTTTATAACTTTCAATCATAAAACTTCTTTGTCTTTCAGATAAACCTTCAGCGTTTCCGGCCAAACTTGCTGAATAGATGAAAGGTATTTTAGTGTTAAAGGCTTTTTGTGTGAAAAAACCATCTAAACTAGAAATTCTAATGTTATTATCAAAGAGTGATGAATGTACAAAATAAGGAGCACCGATTTCAGTTGTTATTCTATCTCGTAACCATTCAACGGCTTCGAGTGGGTGCATGTATGGTATGTTAACTTTCCTAACACCCTGAACAGATTTGGTCAAGTAAGATTGATCAACATTTTTATTTAAATAACTATAAAGAATCTCAGTAATCGTTGTTTCGATATTAGCGGTAAAGGCTTTACTAACTTTAACCAATTTGTTTTGAAAAAAATGTTCTTCAACTAAAGATATTAATAGAACGTCTGTTTTATCGTTGTTACGCACACTTTTTTCTATTCGGGTCATGATAAAAGTTTTCGCATTATCCCCAAGACCACCAATTTCAGGTTCCAAAGAATTGCCGACACCAGCTATTTCGAACGTTATTTTTTCGGTGCCCCTGAAATTCAATGCGTCCATAATACCATTATCGTCTACCAATATCATTTTACCAGTAATGTAGGGGTATTCTAAATTTTCATAAAAGACGAGTTCAGGAATAAGAGCACGAACATCTATCGTCCTGTCATCTAGTTTGTCCGCCGAAATTTCGGCTTTCAACAGTTTATATTGTTGAGAAATGTTTTGAGTTGTCATGATCTTATCAATTTTTGGAATTCGCCGGCAACCTTAGATACAACACCAGGTCTTAAAACAGCAATTTCTCTAATCTCTTGATTTCTCCTCTGCAAATTTTCTTTAAAGGTTATCCTTTTCAATCCTGTGTCATCTTGTACGAACGGGTCTATTTCACCATAATCGCCGTTTGCATCTTCCCAATGGTGAACCCCAAGATATTGAAGTTTGGTGGATTGTTGACCAAAGGCTCCTACTAAAGTAAATGTAACATCATTTGTTTCAAATTGCATACCAGTAATAGCTGGAAAATATAAATTAATCTGATTTTGGTTTTGTGGAATCCTTACAATATTGGGTAACTGTGCCGGATCTTGTGCCTCATAAGAAGGCTTGAAAATAATTTGTCCTAATGTCGGGTCGGCTCGAACAACTTCTCCGTATTGTGCCACACCACTACCTGTGAGAAAAAGTTCTTGACCCTCCGTTAAAAATCCAGCAAAATTACTGATGGTTATAAAAGACCAATATGGATATCTTTCTTCGATAACACCCTGTTCTCTATCCGTATGAAGAGGCCAACCCGATTCTCTTAGTTTGTCGTTCATTAAGAAGAAAGTCCAATAATAATCGACCGTTTTATAAAGTCGATAGGAAAGAGTGTCCGGTCTTTCGAAATCAAGAATAGTTTGTTTGGTTGTGAAACTTACATCTTGTTTAATATTATCGAATAAATCGATTGCTGCTGACATCTTCTGAAAATATACTTCTGGTTCATTATCACCAAACGAATACTTTATGAAAGGAAAATTTCTAAAATAAAAGTTCGCCATTTTAATAACCCCCAGAAATAATATCAGCTTTGTTCAGAGTTCTAGATTCTCTAAAATTAAGCGAAATATCTACTTCCTGAAATTTACCATCTGAATGCATACCCATAGACGTTGGGTTGTAAACTGTTTGCATACTTTCCAAATAACACGGAAGAATTTTCGTCGCTACACTCTTTTTATCACCATATAACATTTCGATTAATATTTTATTTGGGAACCTATATCCAAGAGGAACTGCACCATCCTTATCACTTTTCTCAGCCAAAAGAATTTGTTCTGGATAAAGTTCTGTTCTAAAGAATCTTATAATGTTTTCAACTTGTTGTGCTTCCGCGGCTGATAATGGAATCATTTTAAAAGTAAATGTAAAGGCACGCATGTTCACTGCTTTAAATAGTGCCCTCGTATTAGGGTTCATCGTAACTCTAGTTGCTGCTCGAACACCTGCATTCGCACCTCCACCAAAAACATTACTTACTGCATTAGCTGCTAATTTACCAGCACCTTCCCCAGTTGGTCCTTTCATAGAATCGATTAATGATGATATACCGCCACCGATACTTCCAAAAAACCCCTGACCCTGCAAAGCACCTTGTGCTCCAGCTTCGGCTACTCCACCTATTGCACCTAAATCAACGTTTTCATACTGAACGCCGTCAGCAAATGTTATCGATTGCGGTAAATAAAGTGTTGCT